AACACAGCAATACGTGAATCATTCATAGAGTTATTTGAGAGTAATCCATTACAGTCTTGGGTAGAGCAAGTAAGCCCAGAACATCTGAGAGAGGTTGAGGATATTATGATTAATACCTTGGATATTAATGATGTAAAAGATAGTAGTTATATATTCTCATAGTACGACCCAAAACTAAGTAATTAAGGCCACCTTCGGGTGGTTTTTTTGTATATAATGCTAATTGGGGCTGTAGTTTTTCCTTAAGAATCAATGAGTTATAAGGTACTACTATAGCATAAGAAACGCATTTTAAAACGGAGTAAATATGTACGGTAAATTAGAAGATATCTTGATCAAAATGAATAACGATATTATGATGATCGAAGATGATGCCAAGGATGAATTATCACGCTTAGAAACTAAGATGGTATACATTGTTGGTATTTTTAACCAACTGGACTTAGAGTTTAGTACACTAGAGATAGAGTACAAAAACGCTACGACTGGTTTTTTTAGAGAAGAAGAGGACTTACAGGTCTTCGAGGATAGTAAGGTAGCCTTTGAGAAATTGATGGCTGACATTACTAAACATTAACAATTATAGAGGTAGAAAAAATGGCTAGAAAAGGAATAATTCAAAATACAAAAGGTAGAGCATTAGTAACTCCAGCTGGTTCAGCAATGTGGGTTAAGGTAGTAGAGGCTAATTATAAGTTTAATCCTAAAGGTGAGTACGAAGCACAGATCATTTGTGATCCAAAAGACCCAAAGGTAAAGGCTTATATTGATACGCTGCAAAAGATGACAGATGATGCGGTTGCAGAGGCCAGAGAGGCTCTTAAACCACCTAAGGATAAGTCAGTAGTTTCAAGAGAAGTTACTAGACCTGAGTATGATAAGGAAGGTAATGAGACTGGTAATGTAATTATTAAGGCTAAATCTTTCGCAGTAGACTACGATGGTAACCCTCAGAAGCCTGAGGTTTATGATGTTAAAGGTGTATTACAAGAGAACTGGAATCAATTAATTGGTAACGGTAGTACAATTAAAATACAAGCGTGGGTTAGCCCATACCATATGGCCAACGGTAATGTTGTTGGTGTATCAGCAAAACTTAATAAAATCCAAATCTTGGACTTAAAGGTTTATGGTGATGATGGTTTTGGTGATGAATCAGGTGAGGAAGGCTTTGGCGATACTGCTGAGGTTTTTGAGTCTACAGGTACAGACTTTTAAATAGGAGAGGGTTATGAGAGAGGATGATGGTAGTTATTTTGTAAAACACGTTCCGTGTGAGGAGTGTGGTTCATCGGATGCAGGTGGATTGTACTCAGATGGTAACGTACATTGTCACTCTTGTAAGCACACAGCCTTTGCTGATTCTAATTATGTTCCACCTAAACGGGAGAAATCTATGGATACTACACTATACGAGGGTGAGTACAAAGCTTTAAATAGCAGACGTATCTCACTTAATACTTGTCAACAGTATAAGTATCAAGTTGGTGAGGATTCATACGGAAACCCAATACAAATAGCTAATTACTTTAATAGTGATAAAGTTAAGGTGGGACAGAAGATAAGAACAGCTGATAAGAAGTTCACATACAGAGGGAGTAATAAGGTAGGCCTATTCGGTCAACACCTTTTCGCAAGTGGAGGGAGGAAGGTCATAATAACAGAGGGTGAAATTGATGCACTATCTGTGGCCGAAGCCTTCAACTGTAAGTGGCCAGTAGTTAGTTTGAGTGGCGGTGCTGGATCAGCATTAAAAAACATTAAGGACAACCTAGAGTGGTTACTATCATTCAAGGAAGTTGTTTTGTGGTTTGATGATGATGATGTAGGTAACTTAGCAGTACAAACAGTTGCTGGGTTGTTCAAGCCTGGCCAACTAAAATCAGTAGTTAGTACTGGTTATAAGGATGCCAATGAGCTTTTAGTAGCTAAGGGAACTGCTGCGGTACTATCAGCACACTACAATGCACAAGCTATACGTATTGATGGTGTTGTAAATGGTAAAGATATATGGGAACTCCTAAGTAAGGAAGAGATATTTGAAACATACACATATCCTTTTCCAAAACTGGAGGAAAAATTTAAGGGCATCCGTAAGGGTGAACTTGTTACATTTACAGCAGGATCTGGAGTAGGTAAGAGTACAGTAGTCAAGGAGATTGCATACCACTTACTTATGAAAGAGGGTCGGAAGGTAGGTTATGTAGCCTTGGAAGAGAATGTTAAGCGTAGTGCCTTAGGTTTTATGGGTATGTACCTAAACAGACCTCTATTCTTTGAGTATGATAAGGTATCTATTGAGGATAAGAGGGAAGCCTGGCAAGCTACTATGGGTGAAGGTAATCTTTACTTCTACGACCACTTTGGTTCATTAGATAGTGATAACTTGATGACTAAGCTACGACTACTAATTACACAAGAGAGTGTGGACTTTATTGTCCTGGATCATATCAGTATTGTAGTTAGTGGTGGTGATGAACCAGATGAGAGGAAGGCCATTGATAAATTGATGACTAACCTACGTAGTCTAGCTGAGGAAACTCAAGCTGGTATCATTATTATCTCTCACTTAAGAAGACCGCAAGGTGATAGTGGCTTTGAAGATGGTAAGCAAATTACATTAGGACACTTACGTGGCTCTGGTGCAATCGCACAACTATCTGATGCAGTCATTGGTGTTGAGAGAGATATGCAGGATGCTGAGTTTGGTGATCAGTTAAACCTACGTATATTGAAGAGCCGCTTCGTTGGTGAAGTTGGTATGGCAGATACACTAGCCTTCAACAAAACTACGGGTCGCTTGGAAACTGTAGATGAGGACTTTGAATTAGAGGGAGAATTTTAATGTTAATATATGACATAGAAACTGATGGGTTACTAGATACAGTGAGTACGATACACTGTGGGGTAACTTATAACACAGAAACTAAGGAATACAAAAGGTACAAACCTGATGAAATTTCCTTATTAATCAATGACTTACAAGATGCTGATGCTCTTGGTGGTCACAATATCCTAGCATTTGATAACGAAGTAATAAAGAAACTTTATGATATCGATTTGAATGGTAAGGAAACTTGTGATACATTAATACTATCTCGCATTGCGTACTACAATCTGATCGCTATTGATTCAAATAGTAGAAGGGTACCACCTAGACTTAAAGGCTCACACGGACTTAAGGCTTGGGGTTATCGCTTAGGCAACAACAAGGGTGAGTATGGTGAGCAAGAGAATGCTTGGGATACTTATTCTGAGGAGATGCTCGAGTACTGTGAGCAAGATGTAAAGCTGAACGTAGATCTATATGAAAAACTGATGAGTAAGAAGGTGCCAGCTGAGGCCTTACGTATTGAACAGGAATTTGCTAAGATAATTAGTAGACAAGTTGGGTATGGTTGGAAGTTTGATGTAGAAGCTGCACAGAAATTACACGTAGAACTTATGGCTGACAAAGTAAAGATTGAGGATGAGTTAGCCTCAGTATTTACACCTCTAATTGATTTCATACCTATGAAGACTGTGCCTATGCATAAAAAGGATGGTACATCTAGTAAGAACTACGAGAACCAACTTAAGCGTGGTGCTTATATGAATACAAAAAGAGGCTGGGGTAGAGATGAGGAAATATGGTTCAACCCTGGCTCACGCCACCACATTCGTAGATGGATGGAAGAGGTTTACAACTGGCATAGTCCAGAGAAGACTGAGAAAGGTACTCCGATTATTAATGAGGCTGTACTTAAGAATGTTAAGTTTCCAGAGGCACAACTGCTGCGCCAATACTTTTTAATCCAGAAAATTCTAGGGATGGTTGCAGAGGGTGCTAATGGTTGGTTGCGATGTGTTGAGGATGATGGCAGAATACGTGGTCAAGTCAATACACTAGGTGCTGTTACAGGCCGTTGCACACATAGTAAACCTAATGTTGCACAGACTCCATCAAGCCGTGCCTTTAAAGGTGAGGAATGTAGGAAGTTATGGGTAGTACCAAAGGGTAAGAAGATTATTGGTTGTGATGCTAGTGGTTTAGAACTACGTATGCTTGCACACTATATGGCTGCCTTCGATGGTGGTGAGTATGGTGAGCAGGTAGTTAATGGTGATATTCATACTATTAATCAAGAAGCCGCAGGACTACCTACTAGAGATAATGCTAAGACATTTATCTATGGTTTCTTGTATGGTGCAGGTAATGCTAAGATTGGTGAGATTGTTAATGGTTCATCAGCACAGGGTAAGAAGCTTAAGGCATCTTTCCTAAGTAAACTACCAGCACTAAAGAAGCTAACGACTGCTGTTAAGAAAGCTAGTAAGAAAGGTTTTCTAGTAGGACTATCAGGTAGAAAGTATGCTATACGCAGTGAACACAGTGCCTTGAATGTATTACTACAGGGTGCTGGAGCATTAGTGATGAAGTATTACTTGGTTGAGTTAGACAAGCAACTACGTAAGGTATTTACACCTGGAAAAGAGTATGAGTTCATTGGTAATATCCACGATGAAGTACAGATTGAAGTCGATGAGATTCATACTAAACAGGTAGCAGGGATAGCTGAGAAAGCCTTTGGTGCTGTTGAGAAACAGATTGACTTTAGGGTTAAGCTAGAGGGTGAGGCAAAAATAGGAGACACTTGGTATGATACGCATTAAGATTAAAGCACTGAGTAATAACGAGATGTATGGTGGTAGGAAGGTTAAGTCATATAAGTATAGAAACTTTGAACGTGATATTATGCCCTTACTTCCATCCGATGTCGAAATACCAAAGGGAAAGATACACTTAAATATGCAGGTTGGCCTTAGTAGTAAGCTGGCTGATCTGGATAACACACTAAAACCATTCATTGATTGTTTACAACTAAAGTATGGGTTTAATGATAAGTGGATTTATAAGATATCAGCAAAGAAGAAGGATGTCAAGAAGGGTATGGAGTACATACACTTTGAGCTAAAGGAGATGAAGGTATGAGTAAGCAAGTAGGAGGAGATCATTATGATTTATCAATACAACCTATTGATTATATTATGAAGAATGGTTTAGGCTATTGTGAGGGTAATGTCATTAAGTATATTTCTAGACACCAAGATAAGAATGGGGCAGAGGATATACATAAGGCTATACAGTACTGTGAGTTTATTCTTAAGGAGATCTATGATGAATGAAGATAGCCTATTAGAATTACTAAATAGTAAATTACAAGTAGACCTTAAGAGTACTAAGGCAGATCCTTATTGTTATCACGATGCATACAATGAGAACTACACGGTAGAGTTGAAATGTAGGCGTAAGCACTACAGCACACAACTTATTGAAAAACACAAGATAGATAAGAACTGTGGAGATGGCAAGAGTTTTTTGTATGTAGTATCAACACCATCAGGTATATTTGGTTTTGATGTATCTGCATTGATAGCTGACAATTATGAATTTAATTGGGAGACTAAAAAACTTCCTGCTACCACAGACTTTGGTCGCACACAATGGGTAGATAAAGTAGTTGGGTATATTGATGTAGCCGATGCTTTTTTGAGGGAAAAATTATGATAGCACTAATTGATGCCGATAGTATTGTATACAAGTATGCAAGTATCTATCAGGACACTGTAATATGGGATGAAACAGAGGAAGGAGTAACTTCTTCAACTAAGATAGACCTAGCCACAGCCTTAAAGGAAATGGAGGGTTTTATACAAGGTATTCAAGACATCACAAAGACTGATGGTGTCGTACTTGTACTGAGTCCAAAGCGTACCTTTAGGTATGATGTAGCTGAGAACTATAAGAGTAATAGAAAAGCTCCTAAGGTAGCACTAGAAATGTTGGTACCATTGAGAGAGGCACTGCTAGATATGGGTGCTTTATTATTTGATAACGTAGAGGCTGATGATGTATGTGTATCACGTATGTATCAGGAGCCAGGTAAGTATGTTCTATGTCATATTGATAAGGATCTTGACCAAGGTATAGGGGAACACTACAACTATAATACACAAGAGAAGTATGAGGTAACACAAGATGCTGCTGACTACTTCTTCTACCAACAAATCCTACAAGGAGATAGTGTTGATGGTATTAAAGGTTGCCCAGGTATTGGTAAAGTAAAGTCGCAGAAGATACTAGGTGAGTTTACTGAGATAGAGGATTGGTGGAAGGCTATCCTAGAGACTTATGAAAAAGCTGATAAGGATTACGATTATCTGATTCAACAAGCCCGCTTAGTTTATATGCTAAGGGATTTTAATGAGGATACACAGGAGTTTACACTGTGGTTACCAGAGGAAAAAGATGAAGAATAAAAACTGGAATGATGAACACGATTTTAAATGGCAGTGGATAGTAGTGGGTACCTTTTTAGTATTAGCACTCCTATTTAGTGAGGCTAAGGCTGGTCAGTTCTACGACTTTCCTTATGAGGACAACATCACTATGGATGTAGTTAAGACTAATGGAGGCGGAGGTACTTGGAAATGTGCTTCAGTTAGAGACTGTTACATTAGGACTCTTGAGGCTGAGGCCCGTGGTGCTAACCAGTACTGTGAGACTATAACTATTAAACGTAATGGCAAGCCAGTATGGTTTAGGAAGTACCGATGATAGGTAATATATTCATAGGCTTACTAGCAGTAGCTGCACTAGTGATTGCTTATATGTGTGGAGTTAGTGATGGTTGTAAGACTAATGCTTGCTTCAGAGGTGGTAAGGATGTCAAGTAAAGCACACATAAAACTTGACATAATTGGATAGTATTGGATATATAATTCTAGATAAAGTAGTATGTTTTTCTAGATATTGCGTATCACGATACACGATAAAATGATACGATAGTGACTCATATAGTGTACATTAACCCCCTTACTGTACACTAAGGGTTACTATATGATACATAACAGGAGAGTAAAATGAATGAAGTTTCTACCAACCCACCTACCAACCAACCCAAGGAGAAACAAGATGAAAGTATCAGAGAGTAAGAGAAACAAATGTGACTTCACGTTATATGATATCTCAGAAGAAGAGAATAGTATTATGTTCTTAGAAGGTCTGAAGGTGTTAGTTAAGGAAGCTAGGGATGGTCACATAGGTGAGTATGTGGTCCTTCCTTACAAGGACAACGAGGTTCTTTTGGTAGGTTCTAAGACTACTACAATAGAGATATCAGATGAAGATGTAGATGCATTAGTACAGATAGGTGCT